GTCTGTTTTTGTATACGACAATCTTCAATAACCCTGTGAAGTTTATAGGCATCCATCGTTTTCCACTCGGTAATTGGTGGTTTCTTAATACCGAACAGACGACCAAACGCTTCTAACCCGTGAGCAGACTTACAACCTTTTTGTTTTGGTCTATCCTGCCACTGATTCTTAGATTGAATGAACGTATCCTCCCACGCATCTTGCGGTATCAGGCATTTAGGCCAGATCTTCTCAATAATAGGTTTATCGAAAGTCATACAGTTATGTACAGATAGTTTGCCACCTGACCTTCCGATCATAAACCAATAACGAGCACCGTCTAGTAAAGAACCTGCACGCTCTGGTATTGTGTATTCCTTATTATCTTCTTTATCCCAGACTTTTACATTATCAAACTCTGGATGATCGTGCCATAACACTACAGTATCATCTTCTGTAACAGTACAGAGACAATGGACATCTTCGTGTGTATTAACAGAAAACCAAAAACCTTTAGTTTCTATATCGCCATAGTGTCGTTGTTTTAAATATTGCTTTACATCCATCATCTCTTCCCCTTTAGAAAGTAACACCGTCCACCACTATAGGTGCCACATCTGTTACAGGTTTATTACTCTTTTTCTTAAAATTAGTAGAACTAGAAGTGCTAGCGCTACCATCATAACCCCTTCCACCTTCTTCCCAGTAAGCTTTATCAAAACTACTCACTGTTAGATCATAACCAGCCGGTAATTTATCTGGGTTGTCCTTGAAGTACTGGTTTCTGTCGTACATCTGTCTTGTTGCCCCATCATAGTACCACGGGGCTGGTGTCCCTGTCTCTCCTTTTCTTAGTTTAGGTACCGAAGGGTACGTGGTGTTTTGCTCTATCACATCACCATTCGGTGCTTGCTTATTACGCGCTATGATTATATTACCAGCAGATTTTTGTACAAAAATACTATTACCGTATGTGTCAAACTCGTCTGGTGAAGTTGGTCTACCTTTCCTATCAGACGGTGGTTTTCTAGTATGCAACACATTGAATATTGTTGGTCCACTTTTAACAAAATTACTTTGCCAGTTAAAGTGACGAGCTTGTGCTTCATTATCATAGACTCGTAAAATATCAGTAAGTACATCATTGACGATGATATTGCAACCATATTGCCTGTGTTGTTTTTCTATGCAATCTTGCAAGGACTCTATGGTACCTTCCCTGTCATCTACGATGGTATACCTCGCCTCTCCGTACTCATTGTAATAGAAGTTTTTTAATTTTTCAGCTATCTCTGGTTGTGCTAAATAATCTGCAACTTCCTCTGGTGGCATCCACCATAAGTTTTTTTCTAAGTAGGTAGATAACATACCTGCCACCCACTCCCCTTTAGATGCTTCTAGACTTACGATACCAACTTTGTGGTGTTTTAAATTAAACATCCAATGGTAAATAAAAGCATCTATGTAGGTGCTCTTACCTACAGATGTATCACCAATAAGGGAGTAAATAGATCTAGTAAATAGACCAGTACCTTTAGTCATGTTTTGAAGTTCAGCAGCAAACGGTGGTAATGAGATCCTAGGTGTAGTAAGTACTTCTATAACCTCCGCAGTCATATCATTATTAGCATCATAAACCCCTGCGTCTATAACAGGTTTAGCCCCGTAAAAATTACTTAAGAACTGTTTTTGCTTACCTTCGATTAGCATCTTATTAGGATCATTCTCAGACCAAGTTGCTATGCGTACTTTATCTTTAGGTAATACCTTAATAATAGCGTCTGTAGCTTTATCCCCTGCTGTGTCACTATCCATACCAATAATAATGACCTCGAAGTTCTCATCAAACCAAGAATACTGAGCTTGGCACTGCTTTGGTGCTGACGGTTCACCCGTCGTAGGTGATACAACACAAATCGGATCATAACCTTCTTGTCCTTTACTACGTTGGTGCTCTCTTAACATCACCTGTGCGGCTACTTTGTCATCCTCACCACCCACAACTAAGCAATACTTACCGCCGTTTGGGAACTTATGCTGTCCTGATAAATCACTCGAAACTCCCGTTTTACCCACTACACCTTTCCCCCAGTTTTTGGGGTTATGTTTTGATTTGTAACCAACTAAAGAGCCGTTCACTGTTTCTGGGTAGTACTGCGCAATAACGTTACCTTTGTCATCTAACTCGGTACGGTGTCCATAAAACTGTAACATTTCATCGGTTAATTCTCTATAACCGTTAGCTTCCCATCCTGTTCTACTCCACAACTCATTACGTTCTTCTCGTGTTATGGGGTCCTTTTTAGTGGCTTTGTTTTCAAATTTCTTACGTTCAACAACTACACCACCTTCTATACCAAGAAAACCAGCCACACTAGAGTTGTGTACCTCCTCTTTTGTGAATACTTGGTGACACGACCAACAGAGGGCGTCATAACTGACACCAGACTCTTCTTCCTTCTCATAGCAAGCAAGTGCATCAGAAGATCCGCAAGGTTTCCTCTTGACACCCCACGGGGTTATTGGGAACTCATCTACAATACAGTGTGTGTGTTCACCAACGAAAACCCCATTCTCTAGTTCATCTTTCATTTTTCCGCCTCCTTATACGTTTAAGTTTGTTTATTACCTTCTTAGGGAGGTAGGTGTTACTCATCAGCGTCGAGTAGTTTGCTGATTTTTTTATCTAGTGCTTCCGTTTGAGCACTGTTTTTATCTATCGCTAGTAGTAGGCATCCAAATATCAAGGTTAGCATCTTCTCTAGGGAATCTCCTTCACTGAAAAGGCCTAAGAGTATAAGCACCACACCACCTAAAGAGTAGTAACGTACCAATAAAGACTTCACTAGTTCAAATAGAGCTTCTTGTAAAGTCATTATACATTCCCCCATGTATCGAAAACTTCCATAGTAGTGTCTTTCACGATCTCATACTCTCGGATAATAATCGCATCTGTTACTAAGGCGTTTTCTGGGTAATAACTGGAAACGGTAACTTCTGTATCATCATCTTTTTGTACAATACATAACTCCGCTTCAACTTCAATACCATTATGGGTAAAATAAAATACTTCGTGGTTTACTTTTAATGAGTCTTTCATTTAAGAGACCTCCTTGTAATTCATACATACCGCAGTGCTTGTAGCTGCGTCAATAACGAAGTCTTCTACGGACAAACCTTTCTCTTTTGCAGCACCTGTTAACAATTCTAAGACTTCTTCACTAACTTTAGATGTGATCTTGCGTAAAGCTAAACGACCTTTAAGTGTGTCTGATGTGATGGTTAGTCCTTCTTCTGCGTCTCTTTTTGCCAAGTCGGTAAAAGTTTGTAGTGCCACAGCTTCATCCGTTAATATCTCATCCCATGCTGCGTCTCTCTGTGTATCATCAAAAGTGAAACTATCTACCTGTGTACTATAATCTGTACATTCATTCTTACAACTCATAAGATTTCTCCTAATTTAATTAATATTTTGTTAAAAACTACTACTACTACTACTACTACTTGTTGTTTGATAGTAACTTTTTGTATCTTTCTGCTGCCGCTTTAAGCTCTCGATTATTCCGTAATACAGGACTTTCTAATGCTTCAATAAAAGACAAGGCATCCTCTTTTTCAAGGGTAATAACTTCTTGTACTTTCTCTTCAAAAACTTCAACACTTTTTACTTTTTCCATGATATTTCTCCTAATTTAATTAATGATTATTCAACGTTACTATATGTTAGCTATGTTCATTGTATCATTACGACACGGTGTGTCAAGCTATTTGATTACCAAACCTTCTTGGAATGTGAAACCTCGGTCTAGGTGCAAATGATCGTCTATCATGTCTACGTCACCTAACACGTCTCTATTTTTTAATTCTTCTGCGCTATAAAGAGGGCTTATATCACTCTCAATAACGGTTAAACGCTTCCACATACCATCAGTTGTTTGCACTGACCAAGGTGATGTATAAAAACCGCCTGCTTTACTCTCATTAACACTGAAGCAGAGCCCTTGCATTTTAGAAGGTTGCCCCATGATGGTTTGAATAATAACTAGATCACCTTTGTTGTGTTTGTTCATTGTTTTTGTTCCCCTTCGTTAAGATGGAGCTATAGTAACAAGCACTAAACACAGTGTCTACCATTTTTCGTTATTATCATAAAAAGTTTAAAAAGACCGAGTTAAGTAGTAAAAACGACTCTCTGTACGAGCTTACTAGGGTAAGGGTAATGC